GCAATGATATTCCTGTTCGAACCATGGGTTAGATCTCCGCTCTCCTTCCAGGAACTCCTGGCTGATCCTCGGGCATTGCTCGGCAGGAATTTCAAAAGACTCCCAAAGGTCTCTCTCCTCGCTCCAGATCTTATGGAAGTGGCCACGCTTGCCGAATGGGGTTGACATTAGAATATGCCGGCCATCGCTCACTGCTAACATGGGCCTAACGCTATTGAAAAGATCATCCAGCACTCGGCTTGCCTCATCTTCCAGAAGTAAGGTCACAGCCGAGAAGGATCGGGCGGTCTTCTCACTCCCTGGCCTGGCGATGAACCTGTTGCCATTGGCGAACCGCACCGCAAGCTTGGTGTCGGTGCTGAGGTAATCGCTTGGCAGCTCCACAGCGCCTCTGAATTCGTCAAATTTCAGCATAAGCTCGGCAGACTGATCCTGGCTAGGAGCGATCACCAAGCCGAAGCTAGGCCTTCTGTAGATGGACTCATGGAGCCCTAGGGCAGCGCATACGGTGGACTTCCCCGATTGCCTGCTGCAATTGAGGATAATCTTCTTTGACCGGCTCCTTAGTAGATCAGCCTGCCAGGGGTCCGGGGAGAAGCCGAGCACTTCCCGAGCCCATAGGACCGGGTCTAGGGAGTAGGCCAAATCATCGCCTACGGATGGCATCGGTTACCGCCTGCCTGGCCTCGGGGAAGTCGTCTAAGGCCGTTATGATGAGGGTTCGCAGCTCCACCCATTCAGGATTATTGATAATCGTTAGCTGAGGCTGGCTAGAGATCTTGCCTTCCAGCTCGGCCATGAGCCTAATCTGCTCACGCAATTCTCGGAGGAATACCCCTGCCGCCCGGAGGTTGTCGGAGGCCTCGGCCTGATCCAAGAGGTTAGCTGCTCTGGCCCGCACCTCGTTAAGCTGATCAATGAAACTGGCGGCGTTCTCCAGCCTGGCAGCCATGCTATCCTTTGCGGCGCTGGCTACTTCCTCCCTGAGATCTTCCCGCTCTTTGGTCTTCGCTTCTTCCAGGGCCTCTATCCTGGCCTGCTCCATGATGGCCTTGATATCTCCCAAATCGGCTGCAATATGGTTCTCTAAATGCCGCCTCAGAGCCGTCTCGCTATAGCCGAAATCCTCCACGATTCGCCGGAATGATTCGCCGGTTAGATCCTTCTCCAGGAGCCGGCGGTCTAATTCTGTCCGCCGTTTGTCCGAGCATGGGCCGCAAGGTCTAGGCATTTCCCCACTACCTCTTCCCGCCACAGTAGCGCCTGATCTCTTCAGGAGCCAGGGCGGAAAGCTCGGAGTAGTCATCAATTATTGCAGCCGCTTCAGGATATGCCCATCTCGGGTTAATCCGTCTCCTCCGGGCTTGCGGTGGAAATTCCCCCGCAGCATCACCGCTCATAGCTCCTCCTTTCCTAGCTGCTCATCGCTCAGGGCTGCCCCATCACCGGCTTCATCCTCGGCTTCATCCCCTTCGTCGTACTCGCCTCTCGCCCTGGCCTCTTTCTCCCTGGCAAATTCCATCAGCTCATCCAGCATGATTTTTCGGGCGCTCGGCCTGCTCGGCTCGGACGCGCTCCATATGGAAGGCTCGGGGCCGCCTATCTTGCGGATTCGGATCTCTCCAGCTTCTGCGATCAGCTCCACTTGATCGCGTGGCTTCAGGCCTGCCGCCGCCAGGATCTTTGAAGATAGCTGCATTCTGCATGGCATCACGCCAGGTGAGCCGATTTTTGGGATCGGCCCTCCGAGGCTGGTTTGTTCGGTGTATGGCTCGGCTGCTTCTGGTTTTATCTGGTTTTTCGGCATAAATTGATCACCTTGATCTTACTTTGCTTGATATCTTCTACAGTCTCAACAAATCTATTACCGCAATTTCGGCAGCAATAGACTAGATTTAGGCCCAAATAGCCATAAAGAGAAATCTGGTTACTCTCGCAAAGATCGCATGTTGGTCTTGTCATTGGGCAGCCTCCAAATTTTTATACCCTTTTTGTTCTCTTTCAATTCATATCCTAGCTTACGAAGCTGCCCCCGCACCTCATCGACAGTGATATCGCAGGCTTTGGCGATCTTACGCAAATCGCAGCCATTGTAAAAAAATGTAGGAAGACCTACCCTAGCCGAGATGTAGCCGTGGACATCCCGGAACCTGCCGCGCCGCTGGCGCTCGGACACGCTAAGCGCGGCCATGCTCAGGCCTCCTCGGCCACTTCATCGCTCCGAGAAGGAGAGGCTAAGTTAGCATGGACTTCTACAGCATGGCCGCTGCGAACCAAGTTCGCCGCTTGACTGGTTGGTACTGTGCCTACGTCCTCTTTCTGGAATGGGCCATAGGTTCGCATCTTTGGCTCATCTCCCACGAAGGCAGGATACGGCTGCAAGAATCGGAGGATGGTCATACAACCTCTTACAACCTCCTTACAACTAGGCTCTTCGCTATCAAGAGGCGTCTTTACAACCTTACAACCTATTTCCAGGGCATGATAAGGTTGGGAGACAACTAGGCCCTCATCAGAGCCATCCTTACCGCATTCTTCTGGATTAGGTTGTATAGATGATTGATTGTAGTTACTGTTAGTGGTTTTAGTGGTTGTATGAATGGTTGTATCATGGTTGTAAGGTGGTTGTATCGGGTTGTGAGGATCTTCATAATCCTCTGGCAAGGTGACTATATCGCCCTCACCATAGACAACTTCCAAGCCGGCCACGGTACACTTAAAAAACTCCTCACCATGAACTCCAGGGGAATGAATCAAAAATCTCGTATTGGCTACAATGGCCTTCAGAGACTTAGATACCGCCTGTTGACTAACTCCTAAGTCTGCGGCTATGCTGGCCTGCGTTGCTCCTTCATTGGTTGCCTGGAGAGTTATAACAGATCGGACAACCTTTGTTTGGGCATTGGTTAGGCCGGTGCGGTGGTTGGCCTTCCGCCTCATGAAGATGGTTTTGGCTTCATTGAAGTCTTCAACAGAAGCGTGGAGCCACCCTTCCTCATCGATGTAGCGCTGTTTGAACCTCAAGACAGTGAAGGCTTCAACCAGATCCCAAAACTTGTTTTGGGTCCGGTGGTCCTCTTTGACCTTCCAGTCTGCGAACTCGGCGCAATCAATAACGACTTGAAAAGGCTCATGCTCTTTGATTTGAGCTATGATCTCCCTGGCAATTTCGATCCCCCTATCTACTGAGAATCTGATTCTTTTTTGGGATCGTGAGCACCGGAGAAAGTCGCTAACCTCTCTTGCGTGGTCCTTGCCCTCATCAATGTCTAGGGAATACTGCCTGTCCTTTAACTGATCATCTGCCACACTCTCCACAGAAGAGAGCCACCATACCAACCTCGGCGGCATAGTATGAGGAAGCGGGTTCCTGTTAGTATCGAGAGTGAAATGGGTTTGAGGCTCCTGGAAGCTGCCCATGGACCGCTTAACTGTGGTGATGAGGTCGTCGGACCATTGGACATCGTCAGAGAAGATTATGGAGCCAGGCAGGAGTCCCTTATGGTAGTAAAGTGACTTTGCACTAACTGAGGCTGCCAGCTTCCATTTATCTGGGATGAGATGAAATACTGCCCTCACTGCATCGGTCTTGCCGTGTCCCTTAGCGCCGTTAAGCTCTGGCTGGATACCTGCTGAAGTAAGGCTATTTGTTGAAGCAATCGAGGCGAGGAGATGCTTGATTACATCCTCATCACCGATATGATTTTTTTGGGCCTGATTAACTAAGAATTTGAGCACGTTGCCGCGCTCCAGGATGATATTTGCAGCTCTCTTTGTGTCCGGATCGGCATTAGCCGAACCACCGGAGAGCCTGCAGTCTTCAGGAACGCAAAGATTTTTTAGTGTCTCGGATTTCTTAAGCTCTCTGCAAGTTACCTTTTTCCGGCTGCTCCTTTGGACATCCCCCGCTATAATCTCAATTTCTTCTTCTGAAAGTTTTTCATGGCTTAGGTCGTTGATGAATTGGAGCATCGGCTCAAGGGAATATCCCTCATCCTCAATTGGCGGATTTGCATTTCGTGCCTGTAGCACGTAGTACAGGGCGAGGCAAGATAGGCAGTGCTTGGTATCTTCTTTACCGAAGGTTGCGCCTTCGCGGTAAAGCGATTCGAGGCAAGGCGGGAGCGGGCATGAAAAGGGCTGAGGGATTGCGGCAGCCATTAGTGCATCACCTGCCCAAGATCTCTGACCAGATGACTCATTAAGGCCCGTTCCTGCGATTCAATTTCCATTTGCCTCTCCCAAGCTCGCCCGTCAATGTGCTGGATAATAGAACTCTCTATTAATTCCGTAAAAGGTTTCATTGGCAGAGCATCAATCTCAACACAAGAAACGAACCCACATTTTATGTCCCGATCCTTCGGGGGTCTTGTTGGAAGATTGTACTTCTCAACTTGATCATCATTGATTGCCACTCGCTGGAAATCGATGTCTATGTGATGATCTTTTCTCAGGTTACGAGTTATGCTTTTTGAGATGTCCTTTCCGGCCTTGTCGTAATCCCCAAAATAATAGACATGGACATTCTTTCCAGCCTTTTGAGCCCTCTTGAATGCCTCGGCGGAGACATATGCCGCCGTCATCGAATTAAAGCCGTGCGTTGGGAAGACCTTAACTCCGAATTGGCTGGCTATGCGAAACACTATTGTCGCTATAGCATCCTTCTCAACCCAAATCTCAATATATTCACTTTGTGATGCCCACAAATTTCTGCGGTATGTGTCCCTAGTAGTTATCAGAGCATCCTCTAAACTGTCGAACTGGGTGTACTCGTAATATGACCTAGAGTTATCTGAGAAAGCGGAATAAGGGATCTGTCCGCTTCGCCTCCATTTCCGAAGTTGATATCCGAGATTGTTATATTCCTGCTCGGTCTTAGCTAAAAGCCCCAGCTCCACAAGCTTATAGTAGCAATGCCGAATTGTCATGGGACCATATTCTTTTTCAGCATCTAGTACGGCTAAAGTCCCATGCAATAATTCCTCTACCTGTTGTCGTGTTCGTCTAGTTTTTATTAAGTTAGGTGAACAAGAATTCGTGGCTATTAAGCTAGGTGAACAAGAATTTGCAGCCATTCAGCACCGCCCCCGGTCGGCCTCATCGCGCTCGATGAACTCTTCCAGTAATCCTTCAAAGACGAAAAGGACATCTGAGAATTCTACCAGGGCGTTCTGTTCCTTATTTACCGATTTTAATAAATCTTCATCAAAAATTCGGTCACCCGGTAACCGGAGTAGCCCGAATCTGTTTGCGCAAGCTATTTCACCTATAACTTCTCTTTTACACATGCTGTTTCACATCCTGACCGGCTGTTTTCGGCAGCCGGACTTTATCTTCTTTTGATTTCATTTGCAGTTTTGAATATTTTTTAAAGAATAGCGTCAGTGTTCTCTATCCGCTCAAGTCCGAGGTCGATGCACTGCCGGACTATCGCGCCCATGCTCGTCCTTTTCTGCTCAGCCACTCTCGTTATTTTTCCTCGCTGGCCTTCTCCGAGAGTCATAGAAAACCAGTCCTTGCGACTCCGACGCACTCCATCCATAACAATCTTTGTTAAATGCAACTAAGGGATATTTAAACTCTACGACGATCTACGACGTTTTGATTAATTTTGATAAAAACCTATAGGTTTTTGCAGAATAAATTAGGGACAAATGAGATTAATGGCAATATTTATTCTAAATTGACCTATAGGTATATTCTGAAAAAAAGGATAAAAACCGATATTATGAGAACATTAAGTTCTCAGATTTCAATCCCTGTCACCTTCAGCCTGGTTTGCGCCTCTGGCCATGAAATTCTCTGAGCAGTCATAGTAGGGCCTACCCCTCGCCTGCTATGGATAACCTCTTTAGCCTCTGGCTTGTGGCCTTCCTTTCCAGGGCATCCGCACTCAGGCTTGAACCGGAAATTATATTTTGGCTGCCGTGGTGCATGGGAGAGGGTAAAGGTAGGCGGGCTCTGGTTAGTAGCCTTCCCGGCCTTCCCGGCCTGTTGGGCTTCCTGTTGCCTCTCCAGGGCCTTCGACACGCCCTCGGCTATCCGCTGCTCGATAAATTCATTATCAGCCGCGGCCTTTTTTTCGGCAGGACTCCTCAGATCAAGCCCGGTCTCCTCTCGGAGTCTCTTTGAAGCATCTGCATAAGTCTTAACCTCTCGCTGCCTCTCGGACGGTTTGGCGGTAGCCGCTTCAACTTCCTTATAAAATTCGGCAGAATTGGCGTATTCCTTCGGCAGTCCAGTTTTTGGTGAAACGCTAATGAATGTCATCCTCTGTACACTCCTATGAATTTGATTTTGCTAATAATCCCCCCTCCGTAAATTTGGAGAGGGCCAGTAGATGGCGGTCACACCGACCTTAGGATGATATTCCTACATTTTGTTTGTTTGGGATATTAAAACCTTGCGAAAATTTTTTTAAAAATGCTCGAAGGATGACGGAAGCGCGGTTGAAACATTTTCGCCTTTGGTGGCCGCAGCACCTCCTTCGACTCCCGCCCAATCAGAAAAGAAAAAGGGATGTAGGGCTTAGAAAATGTGCCCTTCACGTCCAGGGTGTCTATGGCAGTAAGCCTTATCCTTATAGATATCTTAATCAGTCCGCCGGAATGTATCGAGTAACTCCATGAATTCTCTTTTCGTCAATGAAGATCTCGGCTGCATAACAATAACATAACCGTCCAATGTATAGTCAATGTATCCTTTGATTCTTTTTCCTGTTGAGGTTACCGTGTACTGCGCTGAATCTTTCGTATACCCAATTTCAGTTGGAATTTCTTCGATCGCCATCATATGAACGACATCAGTCCCCTTTCTCACGGAGACTCTGACATCATCTTCCCCATCAAAGGTATAGTTTCCAAAACCGTTGTTAGGTATTGAACTTCCTGTAAATACTGTTGAGCTTATTGCGGAAGTGGAGTTTTCGTCCTCCTTTAGCTTATCCAATGCGGCCTTTGCAGTTTCCATGTCTCTTTTTAGAGACGTTAACCTAGGATCTTCACTGTATTCGGAATCTCCTTCGTATTCACATTCCATGCATTTTAATCTCTTTTGCTCTTGGATCTGTCGCTTTTCCATCACGGATTCATAAGTCTGAGGCTGTTTTGGTTCACTTGAAGGATAATAGTCGTCTCCCATGGGAGTTGTCGGCACAGTATCAGCAATTATACATATAGCACTGCATCTGCACTTTCTTGTTATATCTATGATCGGATCTAGTTCTAAGAGAGCATCATAGACCTGCGAAGCTTCATTGTATTTTCCTTGATTTAATAGCGAATTACTTTGGTTAATCAAGTCTCCTTGATGCTGAAATAGATAATCGCTTGATGTAATAACGTCATTCAATTCGCTATCATTAAGATAATCCCCCGGTGAATGCAGT